ATACGACGAGATCGCTGAAGCAATAGAAAGAAAATCGTTCTCTCCAGCCAATTCGACTTAAAAATTTGATAGTTGGTTGCAGTGATTAACCACTAACAAACAAAAGCAAATAGCGAATCATAGAAGAAATAGAACTACTAACGATCTCTCAAACTCAACAAACGACAATGTCCTCGTCTGCGATCAACTGGGAGCCAAACGTTGAATGTCTCGTAGAATGTCTCGTAGGAGTGATCTGCGAACTCAAAGAGGACGTGAAGAAATATCAGGCTTCTTCTCTTCGTGAGAAGAATGCTACGCCTGAAGATATCACGAACTATATGACGGAGTTGGTCGCCGAAGTCACGGAGCTCCAGGAAAAGGTGGATTTCTACGAGAATCTGAAGCTCCTTTCAGAGAAAAGGAAGAAGGAGAACGAGGATCTCCAGAAAAAGGTGGAATTCTACGAGAAGGAGATAAAGGATGTCAGGAATATCGTGGAGCAATATGAGGCTTCTGTCCCCGACTTCTATGGAAAGGCGGATCCGTCTGACATTGTTCAAGTTGTCCAAGATCTTCAAGAGAAGGTGGATGAACTGGATGACGAATCCCGACACTTTGAGGAGATGGACGAGCTGTCAGAGATCTTCGGTTTCAGCAAGGATTACGCAGATTCTACGAACTACGATTGGGGATGCTATGTTCGGGACTGCGGAAAGAAGTTCAAGGAGGTTCAAGAGGAGGTGAAGAAACTTGAAGAGCAGGTGAAGACACTGACTCCTGCGAGTATGGAACGAGCACACCTTCTCAACAGGAATCGCACACTTGAAAAGGAGAACGAGGAGAAAGAACTGGAAATGGCTCGTGTGATGCTTGAGAAGTATTACTTCTCTGGTTCGGGTGGTTCGCCGTGTCGGGAGTGGCTGAAGAAGGAGGCGAAGGAATTGTATGCCGATCAGCCGAACCACCCAGAACACACCGCGATCTGGAAGTATATGGTTGATTACTATGGATGGGACGAAGATGAAGACGAAGATGAAGACATCCACAACTAAATAGTTAGATCGTTAAATTTGTAAGTTTTATTAGTTAGATAATTTTTTATGATCTGCGTTTTTTATTCAGAAATTATTTCTCAAGTAGAGTATAATGAGAACAACATATCAACAAGGAAAAGGAAGATGGAACAAAGAATACTGGACAGCGATATTCTGGTTTGATGATGAAGACAAACACTTCTTCTTAAGAAATCAGAAATCCAAATGTAACTGGATGCCGAAGCATTCAGAGATCTCCCAAATGATCAAGGGCTGTATTGAAGTTGAACCGAAAGAGAAACGAGAGAAATTAAAAGAACTATGGATTTCGGCGATCAATGAAGCAATGGACACCGACGAAGAATATAACAAATGAAAGAAATTCTTATCGCCAGCCATATCGACTTAAAAATTTGATAGTTGGTAGTGGTGATTTAGCAGTGATACATTAAAGAAAAGGTTTCGGTTTAAAAAATTTGATTGTTTATAGCACGACTAGGTTTTACAACTAAAAATGAGTGACACGTTCTTCGCTTCTGGTGAATTTGATGATCTCCTGGAGAAGTTCAAGGAGCAACTGGAGACTGAAGCCTCGGATATCGCCGAGAAGTATTATGACAAGGGATACGAGATCGGCTTGGAGGAGGGAGACGGCAGATGTCGGGGAGATAAACTAGAAGATCTCGCTGATCTGAAGGCGTTTAGGGAGAAGGTTGTTGAAACCCTCCAATTTGACGACGGAATGAGCGATGAAGAAATCATAGCACATCTTTCAGAAATGGATGAAGAATATGACCCTCCGAAGATGGCTGAACTCAAGAAGGAGAACGCTGATCTCAAGAGGAAGGCGGTGAATGCGGAGAAAGCCTTTTATGAAATGGCGGAGGGGATCTCTAAACTGAAGTCGGATCTTACGACTGCTCAGACCAAGTTGAGTATCTCCGAGGACTGCTCGGCAACTCTTCAAAACGAACTGGATATAGAACACGACAGATATGTCGCCTCAGAGTCCAAGCGTGGAGAATTTCACCAGCAGTTGAACGATTGGGCTGAAGGATACGAAAATCTTGATGCCGACTTTTGGAAGATTCTTACGGCAAAATAAGGTGAGGAGGCAGATTCAGTTGATCGCCATTAAATATTAAGATTTCGGTGTGAAACGTTTTAAGATCAAATATATCTACTGGGAGAGATATTATCGTTGTTATTTTAGGATAGATAGTGCGGAGCTTCTTATAACGCTCGCTTTTTTTATGATTATTGAGACGAAATGCGAAAGGGGCGAACATTATGATAGGAACATCAAATCCAACCAAGTTCAAGGTGTGATCTAAAAATTTCTCTGGGAATAGAGGTCTTGTCCCATTAAAAGGAGGATTCATTATCACCATAGAACAACTAATAGGATCTGAAGCCTTGAAGAAATCCTTGCCCTCTTTAATTTCATAATTAATTATTTCTGAGTCAAAGGAAGCAGTCAATCGGCGATCTCCCGCACAAGGATCTAGAATCACCTTTGGATCAAATGGTTTTAAGATCTCATAAAGATAATCACATACTTCATATGGAGTTGGGATATCAGAGGGCTTTTTAGAGTGATCATTCTTATACATACTCATTTAATCAAAGGATAGAAATATTTTCTCATTCTTAATTGTTAAAGATCTCTGCTGTAATCTCTTTAATTCATTGGATTTCTCCATTTTCTTTAAGATCCTTTTAGAAATAATTGGAACTAACTTTTCATATTTTTTTGGATCATCATTCATCAAATTCACAGCTCTCCTTGATGAAGGAACATCCCCATACTTTTCAAGATATTTCACATCTGCCCAGAGTTCATCATATGAATCATAACCAGATGAAGCCAAATAATATCCATTTCGGCAATAGATAATGACCTTCTTGGCGATCAACATTAAAGCATTCTTCTCTTTGATTGTGAGAACCTTGGACTGATTGGGTGATTCTAAATATTCAATCAATTCTTGCTTATTTTCTACGAAGAAATATTCATCATCGGGTGGGATTTCTTCTTTCATTGAAATTTGTAATAATATCTCAACGACTAATTCACTCTTATTCAAATCATATTTGTTCTCAACATTAAGATTAAATGATGAAACGATTTCAAGTAACTCTTTCTTTGAATGCGAAGTATGAATTTTCATATACTATTCTTTAGATTATAATTTTAAATTTGAAACGAAGTGCCATATAGGCACTTTTTCACTAATTCTTGTTAATAACTATATTGAGAAATTATTTCTGTTAGAGGTTTTGCAATAAATATCTAGAATAGTGCCATATAGGCACTTTATGAATAATAAACCTTTGAAATTCATTCATATCACTAAAACGGCTGGAACTACTATTGAGAAGATAGGTGAAGAAGCAGGGATTCAATGGGGCAAGAATCACGGCGAATATGGACAATGGCATCGCTTCTTTGATAGAGTGCCTCAAGAAGTGAAACGGAAATATGATTGGTTTATGGTTGTTCGAAATCCATATGATAGAATTATCAGTGAATTCTATTGTCATCACGGAGGACACGGCTTCTCTCTCTGCGAATATAACCATACTCCAGAAATATTCAATAAGTTCTGTAAGAAGAAGATTAAATATAGATCTTCAACTGGTGATCATTGGTCAGAACAACATAAGTATCTTGATTTCACCCCTTGCCATATCTTGAAGTTTGAAAATTTAAAAGAAGAATTTGAAGAATTAATGAGAGACTACAACCTCTATTTGAAATTAGATAAGAAAGAGAACAGCAATAAATATCCATTCTCAAAACGATTTGGTGTGGATGATATGGATGATGAATTGATTGAATATATCAACGGGATTTATGATAAAGATTTTAAAGAATTTAATTATGAAAAAATTTCTAGACCAAGAATAAATGGATGAAGATATGTATCACTCTGCCGAAGCCCCAATCCTGAAACACAAAGATCTCCCACCTATTTCTATCTGTATGCCGACTTGGGATAGAAAGCGATTTATCCCTTTGATCCTTTTGAATCTCGGAGCAATGGATTATCCTAAAGATAAAATTGAACTCTGTATTTTAGATGATCACCCCGAACGTCCCTTACTCACGAAAAAAGAAACCGCACAATTTCAAATTCAAATTTATCCTGCTAAACTGAACTATCAATATGATCCTTCAAGACATCTAACGATTGGCGAAAAGAGAAATAAATTAGTGAAAATGGCTTCAAATAAGATCTGTGCGAATATGGATGATGATGATATCTATATGCCGTCCTATTTGAGATATGGAGTCTCTATCCTGAAACACTACAAGGTTGGGTGTGTAGGATCTCCTCAAATGCTCTTTTGCTATCCAAATGATGACTATAAGATGACGGCGATTAATTGTCCTTCTAAACGGCAGAATCACGAAGCCACCCATATCTATACGAAGAAGCACTTTCGATCTATGGGAGGTTATGAAAAGAACTCTCAAGGTGAAGGGGCGAAAATGGTTGATTATAATGAGAAGAATGTTCGGTGTCTAGATATTAGAATGTGTATGATATGCGTATGCCATAAGGCGAACACGATTAATAAAGATAATTTCAACAAGAAAGAAAGTGAGATCCCTGACTATGAAATGGATGATCTTTTTAAAAAAATCTTGGATGAAATCATTTCAAAGGAAGTATAAATGGAAATAATCTGCCAGAAATTATTAACTGATGAAGAAGTAAAGAATTTGAAAGGAACCTATCTAGATGAGTCGCATTATAATACGTTGGTCAGAGAAGATTGCGATTGCTATGATACTGATGGCAATTTGCTATTTAAATTCCGAAAAAATGTGGTTTCTGAAGAAGTATCTAATAAGAGTTTTGAGTGCTTTAAGCACCTTGCCCCCATATCAAGAGGTCGGGGAGCCTCTGCGGGACTCATTGATCACAACTCCATCTACTGGAAAAAAAGACAACCCATTAAGACTAGAACCTTCAGCACTCAGTATATCACCCCTCAAGGAAAAGAAAGCAAAATGAGAGTAAATAACCCTGTCTTCTCAAATCCTGTTGGATATTATGAACCCAGTAAATCTTTCGGAGACCTCCCTTGCCGATTGACTAACTTTTCAGTGAATAATTTTAAAGATTTTCAGGAGGGATCTGAATACATACGTATCTTGGCTGAAAGTTATAAGAATTTAAATCCCCAGAAATATCAAGAGCAACTTGAGAGAGCAGATAAACTCCCTCATTTGAAAATAGAAGATACACCCTTCTCAACTATCACATTCAATAGAAATTTTAGAACGGCGGTGCACACCGATGTCGGTGATTTTGGTTTTGGCAATCTATCCGTGCTTGAAAGAGGACACTATCACGGAGGCTATTTTGTGATCCCTCAATATGGAGTTGCTGTGGATATGAGGCAAGGAGATCACTTATGCGTGGATGTTCATAAGTTTCACGGAAACACTGAACTCTATGAAACTGAAGAAGATAAACTCTTGAATAAAGAGATAGAAGATATCTATAATGATAATCTTGAAGTTGGTGTCAGAGGTCAAGGTGAGAAATGGACTAGAATATCTATGGTCTGCTATTTAAGAGAAAATTTAGCCAAGAAGTGCATGGATGCTCCTTATGATCCGACAGCATTGGATAGAATTAGTTTCGCTAAAAATAAGATCAATTATCATTACGTGATTAATCTTGAGAAAGATAAAGATAGATGGCAGAAATATAAATACTCCACAGCGAAGCGATGGTCAGCAACTCATTATGAAGATATGGATTCTAATGATCCTATGTTTCGAAAGATGATCTCCTATTGGAATGTCCCACCCAATCAACACAAGGCGAAGTGTGGATGCTTTCAATCACACCTATCACTTCTTAAATGGATCGTCATTCATAAGCTGGATAATATCCTTATCTGTGAAGATGATGCCCTATTAGTAGGGGAGATCCCCAAGAAATTCGCAAAGGATGGAATCACCTATTTAGGTGGGTTTATTATGAATGAAAAAATAACTTCTAAAGAACCTATCAAGATCGATCATAAGATCGGCTTGAATGAATTGGATAAATCCAAATATAGAATGCTGATGGCGATGTCTTACTTCATCCCTAACTGGAAACTGGCTGAAAATATCGTAGATTTGATTGAATCCAAAGATAGAGTCAGAGCGTGGGATATTGAACTCAATAACTGCTGTGAAAAATCATACTATATCTATCCTGCTCCTTTCATTGAAGAAGATGTCCCCTCAACAATCCGTGAAGGACGAAAGAAACATTCTACTACTGAATATGAATGGAAATAGTGCCTATATGGCACTTTTAAAACCAATTGAATAAGAAATAAAATATACTCTTTAATAAATATGGCGAAAGAAAAACCACTCTACAAACCCTTTAAGTCATCCAAGGCTGGAAAGAAATTTTCGGTTTATGTCAAGAGTGCTAGTGGTGGAAAGAGGTTAATTCACTTCGGAGCGAAGGGAATGGATGATTGGAGAAGTGGGACAGCCACTCCTGCTCAAAGAAAATCATTCAGGGCGAGAATGAAAGGCATTAAGAAGAAAGATGGATCATTCGCTTATAAAGATAGAAATAGTCCTGCTTACTGGGCTCTCAATTATCTATGGTGACGTCTTCTCAAAATTTGATTTTAGGGTTATAGAGGTTATTAATAAATAAACGAAATGATCCCATACACGATTATCACACCCGAGGGTAAAAAGTTGAGGGTCACAAAGACTAAATGTCTGATCATCAACGACATTCACCAACATATCCGAGTTGTTCATCTGTTAGACCAAGTCGGTCTGAACTTTGATGTGATCTCGGTTGTCTTGGATAAATACAGGGAGAGATTGGATAGTCTCCCAAAACCCTCACGAAAAATCTTTCGTCAAGTGAAAGACCGATGTATCCCTTCACCTGATGGGAATGGGGACTGGTGTAACCGACTTGAATTAATCAAATGGAGATCTGAACATCTGACGGGACGAGATGGTGGGAATTATCCTTTAAATTTTTGGGCTGAACGTGAAATGACTATCAAAGGAGTCTTTCAACAGATCTATCACTCTAACTTATCTCCATTTGTAAGTGGAGATCTTAGAACACCTTTTAGGAGTATCCCTCGTGGGTTCAAGGGTTCAGTTATGGAGAATTACTCTTTGATAGAAAGACTCAACAATACAAGGTTCTTCAATGATCTCACAGAGGACGGAGTCAAAATTCAGATATGTCGCCCGAGCCGAAATGGTAGAACCAAACCCTTCAATATGAAGTTGATTAATAAGTCTATGTAATCTGGTATAAATTTGATTTTTTTACTTAAAAATAAAACCTATATTATTACTATAATTGATGGAAACAAGAGCATTTGAAAACAGACTTGAACTAGAAGATCGGCTCCAAAAGTGGTATGAAGGTCAGGGAAAGGAGGTCAAAAAAAACACCTTGGATATGTATATTAACAACACTTTCAAACTCTATCGGGATGTTTTCGGAAAGGATCCTCTCGTTATGGGGGATTTCAATTGGATTAAGGAGATTTCTAAAATGGAGGATTATTTCGCCGTTCATAAGCGGAGTGACAGCACTCGCAGGAATTACTATACTGCTGTTCTTATTATCCTTCTCGCTACTGGTTATACGGATCAAAAAGCGTTTTCAGATCTTGAGAAAACCAGAGACACTTACGATAAGAGATATAAGGAAGCTCCAGCAATGAAGTCAGTGAAGCAGAAAGAAAATATGATAGAGTCCAAGGTGATAGATGATAAGGTGAATGAAATGAGTAGTCAAGTCAAGTTGATCGCTAGGAAAGATAAGAACCTTCTATTTGATAATGATAAGAAGATCCTTCAACTATGGATGATTTTAAGAATGTTTAGAACCTATGATTTTAGGAATGAAGTGGCGACTTTCTATTTGACGACAATGAGGCATTATAAGAATTTTAAGAAGTCAGAATTAAAGATGAATCTAGTGATTAAGGACGGCAAGGAATGGTTCATATCAGCCAATGAATATAAGACTTCAAAGAAGTATGCCGAGAAGATAACGAAGATAGAAGATAAGAAGCTGGTTAAGGATCTTATGCTCTATCGAAAAATGATGGGAGATGGATATATGTTTAAATCATCCTTTAAAAATGATACGAATATGACGAATAATGAACTCTCCAAGTTGCTATTGAAATGGAGTCAGAAGGAACTGCCACCTGTGATTCTTGAAGATGGAACTAAACGAATGAGGAATATTTCTACTACTTTGCTAGCGAAGATTATGCTGAGTGAGAAATATGGAGAAAAGAAAGCCGAGTTGATTGAGGATGCGAAGAATAGAGGTCACGATCCACAGACGGCGATGAAAGTTTATATCGCTACACCTGATGAATTAAAGTAGTTGTCGCTAACGCTCCACCTATCCCTTCGGGTAATTATTCATCATCGTATTTAAGCCAGTGAAAGCCAGACCAAAATATAGTATCAGGCGATGAGCCCTGGTCCTCCTTTTTCTTGGGTGTCTTTTCTTCAATCTCTTTTCTCAAGATAGTTATGTCAGTAATAATTTTATTTAATTTTTTATCCAGTCCTTCAAGCATCTTATTATTCTTAAAGGGCAATGATTGCGTCGTCATATTCTATACTTTCTTAAACTTAATTATTTCTCATATGTTTCCATTAAATTCGTATAATTTACTTTTTCATTCTCAATATCAGAATGTCCTGGACGTTGAATAACTTTCAAGGGTCTAATTAAGAAAAACTTAAATTCTTGTTGCAACTTCATCCAATAGACATCCAAAGAATAATTATTTCTATTCTGGGTTGTGATTAATAATTTCAATCCAGTATTAAGATTTTCAATGAGTTTATCGTAGAAATGCTTACGGACTATATAAGCTCCAGTTGTGTAGCACCTCTTGACTTGGATGGCATCCTCATTATAGACTTCGTGAGGTTTGAATGAGTTGCCTGATAACATCAAGACATCCCATTCGTGCATATAGAGTCTATTAATCTTCTCCAAAGTTTCTTGAGGATCTTTAAATAAGACATCGTCTTCAAAAATGGCAACATAGGGATAGTTCTGTTTTTTCGCATTCATAATTACTTGAAGGTGACTCATCCCACAGCCAACGATGCCTTGTTTGGTTTTGATCGCAGGGAAACGATTAGGTTTATCAATCCCTATCTTCTTGAGTTCTTCTTCACATACAAACCTCCTATCGGGGCGACTATCCAAATTGATATAGTAGTGATATTTATTCAAGTCCATCTTTTAGTATCTTGAAGATTTTAAATTAATCTAATTAAACTTAAAATGGATATTGATTTGAAAACCCCTAGAGAACCCGACTCTGAAATCATAGAGAAATGGTCTGATGAAATAGAAGAACTCTTGTCTGAATGGTGTGAAATAGGAATATGTTATGAATGGCTCCATAACTATTCTGAAAGAAAATACAAGAGAAAGTATCGTGGCATGTCGATCCCTATTATCATTCTCTCAACTTTAACAGGGACTGCTAATTTCGCAGATTCATATGTCCCTGAAGGTGTGAAGGATGGATTTTCAGCTGGTGTTGGTGGTCTTAATATCTTCTGCGGAATACTGGGAACTCTTATGTCCTTCTTAAAATATGCTGAAATCTATGAAGCTCATAGGATCTCCTGTTTATCGTGGTCTAAATTCGCTAGAAATATTCAAATTGAATTAGCATTGAAAGACAGCAAGAGAAAAAACTGCCGTGATTTCTTAAAGGTGAGTCGTGCTGAATATGATAGACTTTTAGAGAGTTCGCCGAATATTGATAGAAATATCGTAGCTGAATTCAATAAGAAGTTTGGAGCAGACTATCCCAATGTTCGGAAACCCTTGATATGTAACGGATTAAAAGAGATCGTTGTTTATAAGTCAAGTGATGAAGAAGAACCTGAACCTCCACCAGCCCCTCCACGACCTCCGCCTTCGCCCCCTCAACCTGAACCTGAACCCGAGCCTGTGTTGCCAAAGACCACTAGTTTCACAGCAGGGATTGATGCTCCGACTGGAATGTTGAAACCAGAGCCCCGAGTTTCAAAAAAGGCTGGCAAATGAAATCCTTAAAAGAGAAGTATTTAAGAACAAATAAGGATATTAATATATAAGATACCATTATTACGAATGGGAAGAAGAGCGAATCCATATCCAGGATGGTGGGCGAGTCCAGATTTGGACTCTGACGATGAACCAATTGGTGGTCCTTGTTGGAAGGATGTCCCGCCACAAGAACCGCTACCTAAACACTATGAGGGCGAACCTTGTTGGCAATCTAAAACGTGAAAATCAAGAGTGGAGTAGATACGATGATCACGATAATTTTAAGTCTCACTTTTGGGATGAATTCTTTGGCTTTGACTCAAGAATGCCTGAAAGTGATAGTGGGGGATATGAAGATCCCTATAACGTCCTTGGAATGAAGAAGAGTGATTCTAATGACGATCTAAAAAAAAGTTACTATAAAAAAGCGAAGATCCATCACCCAGATCGGGGTGGGGCAAAGGAGGTCTTTCAGAAGATCTCTAACGCTTGGGATCAAATTAAGTTCTGGCGTGGTTTATAGACCACAGAACGTTTTAAATTCATCATCATAATCACTTTGAAGATTTCTATATAAACCCTTATCTTGTTCTTTCACCCAAGACTTAATGAAGTTATATTGCTTCTTTAATTCTTCATTCTCTCTTCTTAAAGTTTCTTCTGTCTGTTTTGAAGCAGAAATTCTCTGTGATAAAGAATCAGCCTTATTTTGCCAATGACGAATAGATTTCATCATTGATTTAGAACTCTCCCTTCTTTCTCTATACTGCTTAATTAACTCGTCAGAAATAATCTTGAGGTCTATGTTTTTCTCACGTTTTTTCTCGAATTTTTTGAACTGATCTGGGCTCAAATGAGGACGAACTAATCTCTTTATCCACTTCAAATCTATCACTTCTAGGGTCTTCTCCCGCCTCACTGATTGATCCATTATGATATATATAACACTATATTTTTAAGTTGTTTTTATTACTATATTTGACAGAAGTGCCTATTCCGCACTTTTTCTTGATATTTCTTGCAAAAGTGTTTCACAATCTAATTTTCATTATGGGTTTATAAATCAAATTTAGTAAAATAGTGCCATATAGGCACTTTCTTAAGTTAAAGTCTGTTGAGTTTTCAATCTAGCAGATTTAGACTTGGCTTTGCCACCTTGAACTCCTCCACGTCCCCCGAACACTTGTTGATGCTTAACTCGTTTGGACGCTTTAACCTTCTCTGGGATATTGAATTGAGTATCCTGACCTGATTTCTTTTTCGTGATCTTCGTGAATCCTGAGCCAACAACCTTTCCTCTTTCTCTGTTTCCCATTTTTTTAATTAAACATATACTATTATTTTATTAATGAAATTATAAATAATATGAGTTTAATTGTCTGCGGATCACAACAGCAAGAATACGGCGATATAAACGATGCTGGGATTAGGGCTCAAAACAAGGTCGGAATTGAAAGACCAGCGAACTTTCAAAATCATATGGTGAATCCTGTGAAGATTAAGAAAGATTCTGAAGTAGCAGTCCATTCAGTTAAGATTAATCGCTCTCCACTCTTTGATATCAATAATAAAGATCTCTTCTATACTTATTTTGGAGAACTATTAACCCAAGGCACCGAGTTCTCAAGACTCTACAATGTTGGATCTATACCTATCCCCATACGTGTTCGTCCTGGGACTTATGGAGCAACTGGACTCGCTGAAGAAATCCAAGATCAACTCAATACTCAATATCATAATCCAGAAATATTCGGCAATTTCACTTGTGGAGTTTTAACGAACGCATCCTTTGGAGTGGATGGATTTAAGATCGACTTTGACCAGAGGGGTTCGGCTTCAGGCAAGAATGCAGCGAATGCTTGTCTTTCTGGATCCAAGGTGACAGAGTGGCAACCTTGGATTGAGGATTGTAATTTAGAACAGAGGCTATTTGAAAGGGATGATATGGAAGAACGATTAACGAATATGGAGGTTGGTTCTGGCAACTTCACAACACAGAAGAAAGTGTTTAAACCGAATGCCTCGGTGAATACTACTTCAATTGAATTTAAACGAACTATCGCACAGAAGAGGGATGATAAGGCAGATTGGAATTGTGTAGGGATTATGGGGAATGGATCTGCTGTGATGCCTCTGGGTGCCAATGAAGCTAAATTCTCTGTTGATTTCTCTGAATGCACTTCAGGAGAACCTTGGGTCGTTGGTCTAACACGACCAACTCTCTATATCCCTGGAACAGGAGGGAAAGATACAAGTAGAATTGATGAAAAATACTTGATGGGAGGCAATGTTGGAGGTGATAAAGAATGGTCTAATTGGGATTATGCGGTTCATTATGACGGAACAAGATTAAGGGTTTATAGTTCTGGATTAGATGGAGACCTCCCTGATGTTGATTCACAGAATAGATCTTATGGGATGCATGAATTCACACCACTCGTAGATGTTCAAACGGCGAATATGTTTGGGAATGGATCCAAGATCTCTATGGTTCAATTTGAGAGTTTTGGTGAAATCATTGAATGTAATGCCTTTAACGCAAGTCACGACCCGACTGCTGTGGTGAAACTGGCTGATTGGAATGTGGGAACGAAAACCTATGCGAATAACTACACTCCCAAGAATGAGTGTAAAACGGCACTCTATCCTAAACTTATGCTTTCTGCTGATGATGATGCCTTCAATATTATTCACTATGAAGCTCACGTTGATTTTGGTTTTAGATATCCAACGAAAACACGTGTCCCTCCTATCACGGACGGCAAGATGTGGAGAGTAGATCCAGGGGATTCATTCTGGGCAAATAGCTTCTGGGCGAATCAGCGTCAATATGATAGTGAAAATGGATATTGGGATGAAACTTCTGATAAGCTCCTCTATGGTCTTGAAGCAGTTGGAACTTCAACTTGTAGAGTGCCGAGGTTCTATGGATTTAGTGAAAGGGCAGGAATACTCGCTCAACCAGTTCTTAATTCAGCTAATCAAGCGTGGTTGGCTGATTCTAATGAACCTCAAAGAAGGCGTGATGCTGTTGATGTTCGTGGGATCACTGTGAATTCAGATAAGGGAACAGACTTCTCTTCAGTTCTCATTGTAGGTCAGCAAATGATAAATTCTGATAGGGCAGGAGGTGAAATAGGAAACTATACTTATGGACTCACAAGTGATCGTGTGCCTTCTATGGAAGCAACCCTAGGATTTAGAGGTCGCCCTGTTCTTTTCAACGCTCTATCTACTGAAACAGCAAATAAGAATCTTATTCAATATCAGTCGTCAGTAGCTCCTTATTATAATCCTCACGCTTGTTTCGTGAGGTGGAGTGGAGGGACTCAAACGTCTTACAATGCGAACAAGAGTTCAATTTCAAAAATCCTTTATCCTCTGCCAAGGTTCGACAATTCAGGGAACACATTTGGAGACCTCTTCTTTGAAGCATCGGAACGCACCTATTTAGACCTGAATAACACTGAAGAATTGAATTTGAATTCAATAGATCTCCAAATCGTAGATATTAATGAGAAGCCAGTTGAGGATCTAGTAGGTCAAACACTAATCACCCTCCACATTAGACAAAAGGGGACAAAACTATAAGAATGGCTGATTTTAAATCAAAATTAAGATAAAACCTTCATAATTTTAAGAAATTAATTAAAGAAAATTTTATAAGTTCTTGTATAAATATGGATTTAATACCCGATGTTGAGATGCCCCCACCCCCACCAGAACCTGAACCTCAACCCGAAGTCCCTGAAGATATCCCTGAAGTATCATACGATGAAGCCTCAGAAGAAGAAGATGTCCTCCCTGAAGCTGATTTTAAAGAACCTTTGAAGCAAGAAGAAGTCTTCAAGGTGAAGAAGAAAGTTAAGATTAGTGAGGGTGAGCCACCACAGATTCAGCCTCTCCAGAAGGTTCAGAAGAAGAAGCGTGTGATGACCGATAAGCAGAAAGAAGCTCTAGCAAAGGGACGTGAAAAAGCACTGGCAACACGGCGAAAAAACGCTGAACTTCGTAAAGAAGAAAAAGAACTCAAGTCAAAGAAGAAGAAGAAGGATCTAGATAAACTTCGTAAGGAGGTGCATGGAACCTCAATGGAGAAATTAGATGATGATTCACTTGAAGATCTTAAGAAATCAGCAACTCAAGAACAGCCGAAAACATCCAAGAAACTCTATACTCTTGAGGACTTAAAGGAGGCACAAGAAGACGCAATAAGAAAAGGAATTGAAGGATATGATACTATCAGAAAGAAAAGAAAAGCTGAAAAGAAAAAGAAAGTCGCCAAAGAAACCCACGATAAGAGAGTCTTTCAAGACATCACTAGAGCAACTCGTGCCCCTAATCCCGACGATGTATGGTCGGTCTGCTTTCAGTAGTTCTCGCTTCGCTCACCCTATCCCTTCGGGTAGTTCTCTTCTTCTTTCTAGGGCAAATCAGAAACCCATTAAAGTCATCGTTTTCAATGACTCCCAATCTCATAAGAGCCAATAAGCAATGAGTAAATAATTTATGATCAGTTCTACGAATACTCTGCCGTTGAATCTTTCTCCTATAAATCATCTCACAAAATAGTTTAAAATTTTGAACTTGTTTTAAGATCGGAATACCCTTATTTCTTCTAACACACTCTTCACCCACTTTAATAGCATCTTCACCTGTGAAATTTTGTTTATGAACCGCATAAGATGATATTAATTTACCATTATAAAATAGATTGAAACTCCCATATTTGCCTTCTTTTATCATTCTATATATATATCCTTTTTTATTCTTTATATTATATGCCTTGGAAAGTTGTGAAGAAGAGTGACACTCAATATAGACTCTATAATCTTGATAAGAAAACCTTTGTGAGAAAGACGTTCAAGACAAGGAAGTCGGCTATTAACACCAAAAAAAATTACGAAAATTACTATAAAAAGAAAAAATAAACCATACTATAAAGATGCCAAGAAACCCCAAAGGAGAGATGAGTTTGACTGAAATTCGTAACCTTGCTCGTCAGCATAATAAACTTTCGACGATCAAAGGGATAGACACCGCAAGCAGAGCTAGTCTCATTAAGCAGATTCAAGATATGGGATATGAAATCAACCACGAAAAGAAGATGATTAAGAAGAAGCGGTTGTCTTCAACTGACCGATTAAGAAGCAAAGTTAAAGTTGGATCTGGCGGTGAAAGGAAACCTAATATCGTCACCAAAAAGAAGGTTGAAAGAGAAAGGATTAAGAAGACTGAACCCTCAAAGCCTGCGAAACGCAAGTTGAAGGGTCGGCTAACTGGAGTTCAAAAAGCAACGGATGCGAAAGCACAACGAAGAAAAGATTTAATTGCTGGAAATAAAATGTATTAATAACTAAATATGAAGAATTTGATTAGATGTCTGTTTGGGATCCCAGTTGTTCTTTCAATCCCTGAACCTCCCCAGAAGCCAAGAATGCCTGTTGATTTAGTCCTTGATGATCTCGCAAGAGTAGGTGCCGAACGTGATGAAGGTGGTTGTTTCACAGGAGCAGGATATAGATATTGCCCCTCTATGGAGGAGTGTATTAGACCTTGGGAGATTCATTGCCAAGAGTTCGACTTTCCTTACAATGCTCTCTATTATGGCTCTGGGATAATAGTGCCTCCCAAAAGTGCCAAATAGGCACTTTTTCTATATTTTTTTATAAAACTATTTTTGAAAGAAATTTCTGAAGATAGTTTATAAGATGAAAGTGAAGTATGTGATCCCTTCCTATCAAAGACCTTCTCAATTGAAAGAAAAAACCTTGAAATATCTATCAGATCACGAAGTATCAAAACAAGATATCCATATCTTCTTAAGAAGTGATGATCCTTTTAAAGATGAATATTTAAAACTCAAGGATTACTGCTTTCATATCATAGAAGATAAGGGGATTGGCAAAACTCATAATAGAATCACAAAGTATTTTGATGAAGGTGATTTTCTCTGTGAATTAGATGATGATTTAGAAACTATAATTGATAATGAACGCAAACCAATTCTCTTCTTTAAAGATCTCACTTATAAGATGTTTAATCTGATGCTTCATATGGGAGTTAGTTATGGTGGGACTTATTCTGTTCCTAATCCTATGTTTATGACGAACACAGCTGAATTCACTACTGATTTAAGATATATGCTTGGGTGTGTTCGCTGGAGGTTCAATCGCAAGGATATTCAAGTTGAAACTGATTATGCTGAAGATATGGAGAATTGTATTCTTCATTATATCCGTGATAAGAGAATCCTTAAGAATAACTGGGTGGCTCCAATCACCAAGAATTATAGTAAAGGAGGATGTGACGGATCTGGACGAAATCAAGAAACCGAAAAAGAAGCGAAGCAGTATCTGGCGACAATGTATCCCCAATATGCGAAACTCTTTCAACGTAAAAATGGAATTTGGGATTGTAAAATAAAACATTATAGAAAATAAAGATGCCGAAGAAATTTAAGAAACTCCCAGTAGTTCTCCCCGTTGTGGATCCAATGGCGAAGCCTTCTCCGCATCCACCTCTTCACCCTCATTTGCCACAGATTGACGGACCTGGAGGTGGAGCGTGTTTGCTGATGATTTCACCAGTGAAAACTGGCAAGAGCACCATTATTTCTAATTTGATGCTTCACGAAGATTTCTATGATGGTCAAGAAAGATTTGATCAGGTGAAGATTATTTCTAATACAATTGCGAATGATATAACTTCAAGATTTCTAGCGAAAGCGTTTGACTGCCACGACTACTATCAGGATTCTATTATTGATGGGATTGTAGAACATCAGAAGTCATATGCGAAAGAAGATCAGCCAGAAATAGCTGTGATTTTAGATGATTGTTTAGGTTCTATTAAGAGAGAAGCAAAAGTGAATCACCTTGCTTCAAGGTTTCGTCATTTCAATATTCGCCTCTTGATTATTTCTAGTCAAAATTTCAGGATGTGTTCTCCTATCATAAGGCAGAATGCTACGAATGTTATTATAGGATCTCCTTTCCCTAATCAGAAAGAGTTGCACAAATGTGCAGAAGAATATGGAGATAATTTCGGTGGAGCTGATAATTGGTTGAAGATCTATCACAAAGCAACTCCAAACAGATATGACTTTCTCCATATGGATCTTCAAGCTAATCCTCCTGTTGCCTATCACAATTTCGAAAATATAGTCGCAGTCGGCGGACAGAAAGAAACAGAGGCAGAAGAAGAATTAAAAACAGACGAACCGAAAGAAAAAGTTGAGGATAGTATAAATAAATGAGTTCTTTGACAGGTATAAGCGATTCGGTCTCACTAGGTAATCAAATGTTGGGAGATGTTCGTGATGAAAATGCTGGGATCATCGGTGCTAATACGGCGAATATGGAGAACTATACTCTCGCAAATCAGAATGAAAAGTCTAAACGAGCTATGGATGATTATTGGATTGGAGGTCAAGACACAGGAGCTATCATAGGTGGAATTAGAAATCTAGTAGATGCCAGAGCAACAGCGAAATCATATGATACTGCTGGACGTGCCTTACACGGATGGGTCAATCAAGCAAGGGATAATCTTGCTGGCAATGCGAATCCATCTCAATTTCTTAAAGACAAAGGAGCTCCTATTGCCGAAGGAGGCGAACCTGCTTCTGATACTTTCAGCAGGGCAGATCGCCTTAAAGCACAATTCAACGCTCCAGATGACACCACAGGCGGATTAACTGGTGCGGTTATGAGAAATGAAGATAATTTAGGTGGAGTTTCAGAAGCAACTTCAGCTGGAGCAGAAGCATCGGCAAGGGAAGGTGAAGATTTAGGTGTCACCGAGAGCATCTTGAAAGCAACGACTGGTTTAGGTGGAGAGGCGGTGAAACTCGCAGGGAAAGCGATTGGCAATGCTGGAGGGATCGTTGATACTTTTGAGGGAGTAGATAATTTAATTCAAAGCCACGGACATTCTATCTTTAATAAAGATGAAAGTGGATTATCTAAATTTGGAGATGTCGCACAGATGACAGGAGCTGGTCTTGATTTCGCATCTATGGCTCTCCCTTTTCTTGCTCCAGTTGCCGTTATGGCGAATGTTGCTGGTGGTGTAGCCGAATCATTAGGCAAATTAAAGGATGATTCAACGGCTGCATCAGGATTAGCGAAAACTACGAATGAAAAACAGAGTGGTTTAGCAACTAGTCAAGGATGGGGTGATTTTGGGATGATTGCTTCGGCTCAAACTGATCCTGTCCGTCAGATCCAAGGGACAGGAACTTTTTAATCTGTTCTTTTAATTTTTTCATATCAATTATCTTTTATTAAGTATATTATAAATAATATGCCAACTGGATCATTTTGGGAAGCGTCTGATAAGATACCTGTGTCTCAAACTAAAATTGCCATCCCCTCGCAGAATGGTTTAAGTTACTCTGCGGGACAGAAAATAGATATAGTCATCCCTCCTACTGCTGGACTGGATTATTTCCAGCCGAAAGAATCCTATTTGAAATTTGATGTAGAGTTATCCTTAGACCCTACTTGGGTCGCATCTGGTTTAACTCGCCTTCAGCTAGACGCTGAAACTGGTGGTCAGTGTTTAATTCGTGATATCCGCATCAGTTCGGGAGGTGCTGGCAATGTTCTATTAGAAGAGATCCAGAACTATAACGTTCTCACTGCTCTCAAATATGATTATGAGACTAACCAAAATATCGTCAATAAAAGAACGACCGAGGCTGTCACAGCATACGATCCGACATGCCGATCTACTCACGGAGGTTTTCAGAGCCAAGGAAATAACTTGAATACGAATCCTTATTGGGTTCGTCCTCCTCACACCACTCCGCAGAGCACTCTGTTCGGCAACGATCAACTCCAGAAAGTTAAGTGCCTCCTCCCTCTCAATACTGGGATATTTCAGAATGATAAAGTTTTCCCTGTTCTCTTGACTGAAGGCTTAAGAATAGAAATAGTCCTTGAAGATGCGAAGCGAGTAATGCGTCAAATGACTCAGTGCCTCCTTGCCAAAAGCAGATGGCAAAATCCAGTCTTTCACTCCACGAATGGATGTGACGTTGCCCCTGATTCGCCGACTGCTGGTCTGAATGAATTTATGGTCGCAAGAAATCAGAATATCGGTGCTGATGCTGCACTCACTAACTTCCCCTTTGCGATAGGTGAGAAGATTGGTTTTTGGAATATGGATACTGGAACTCAAGTTTTCTGCACTGAAGGGGTTTGTCCTCATATCACAGATCTCTATTGGATTGCTCCAGGCGAGGCTTCTGGCGGTGGTTCTGATTCTAGGGATGGATATGTTAAGGTTAAACTATCTGGATATTTCACTCCAGTCACGGCTGCAGGAGGTGCGACACCATTAGCAATATCGGCAGGTAAAGCGGTCTTGTTTAGTCGGTCGGTTCTAGACTCTGGGACAGCTGATTTCAAACCAACCTATCAGGTCTCGAATGTTGAGATGGTTTTAGGCAAGGTTGATATGCCAGATGGATACACTCGTAAGTTAATGTCTCAAATGAAAGAGGGTGGTGTTCTGAACTATGATTTCTTAAGTTATACGAACTATAAGTATTCGCAGGGGGCACAAGATTACGTTGCGAATATCCGACTGCCACTTCAGCATTCTAGGGCGAAATCTGTTCTTATGATCCCCACAGATGCTTCACTCTATTCTGCGAGTCAGGCTCTATCTTGTGCTTCTACTTATCTTGATTATATCGGTCCCGATACAACTGATGATGACTCCCGATCTTGCCGATCTGGTTTAGTTGGTATAGCGGATAATCTCCAAGATTATCAGTTCTTCTATGATGGTCAGTTGAATCCTTCAAGACCAGTAGATGTTTCTAAAACAAGCAACTATGTTTCTATATCTCAACAGCATCTGATCGAATTAGAGAAAGCGTTAGTAATGGGAGGCATTATCCCCTTCTCGTTTAAGTCTTTTAGAACGAACTTCGCAATTGGACGAGCTTTAAGTCTCCAATCTGGAGTCTATGATACTCGTGGCAAGGACTTCAACCTTCAGACCAACTATCAAGATAATACAACTGGGGGTGGATCCAAGGCTAAACTCTGGAACTGCTTCTGTGCTCATATTCGCCGAGTTGCGATCAAGGGTGATAGTATTGTTCTTGAAGTTTAAGGCGATTTTTAATTATTTTTATTATTACTTTTTATGTTTGACTTATTATAAATAATAATGAGTCGTGTTAATCTGGAAATCGTGCCTTCAAACATTACTAGCGATGGTAACTTATCCTACAGAAATGGTCAGCCTGTCGTTCAGTTCATTATCGGCGAACAAGAGCGAATGCTTATTGGTCAGTCTGTTCGTTTAGTCGGAAAGTTAAGAATCTTTCAGAGTGACGGAACTATCTCTGCCTCCAATATCCCTCTCAATATCTCCCAGAAATTAGGGGTTTATTCTGTGATTGATCAGTTGAATATTTCAAGTCAGCGATCGGCACAGACGATAGAGAGTATCAGACATTATAATCGTATGATGGCTTCTTATCTCCCTGTGACCTCCTCAACGGATGATTCACTGACTCATCTTCAGATGGAGGCATTAATTAATCCCAATTATGAATTGGTTAAGAAGAATGTTGTTGATAATGCCCTCAATAAAACGAACGGCAATCATTTCTGCGTCCCTCTCCCCTGTGGTCTATTCCTTGGCACACAGCCGATCCCTTTATCGGGACAACACGGCGTGGGTGGTCTTAACATTGAAATCAACCTTGCTCCTGATGATAATGTCTTCTATAATCCGACTGGGACGGCAACAACTGCTCTCACGAATGCCTACTATGAACTCTCCGACGTGAAACTAATTGCGGAGGCAATTGTTCCTGATGCTCAAGAGTTGGCACAGCTCCGTTCTAGTCCCAATCACACCTTCAATTTCAATACGATCACATCCTATTATTCGGTCATTAATTCGGCGAATGGTATTCTCAACTATAATCTTGGGATGTCTAAAGTTCTGGGTGTCTTCTGTAACGTTCTGCCAGCATCTCATATTAACAATCTGGGATATGATGGTATGGCAACTCTGCCATTCACAAATTCAGACACCGCTACAAGCTGTGCGGATGTCAAGCAAGTAATCTTCACAAGAGCAGGCACTCGTTTCCCATTAGAATATAACATTGATACGATCCATAAAGACGATGCTGATAATAAGTCTGGAGATGTTCAGATCCAGAGAAACTTTATGAATGCTGTTCTCCAGTTTTCAAAGAATTTAAGAACTCAAATCAGTCCAGCCAATTATCAGTGTAGGGATTCTGGGACAGACTATGCCGATGCTAAAAAGGTCATTGAGGGAGGTAATGCTTGGGGTATTGGTGTGAATTATGATACTATCAGCGGTGAAGGTGTTGATTTCAGCACAACGTCGTGGGGATTAAATCTCCAGCTGGATCTTTCGACTGTGAATCCGCAGGCGATCTATGTTTTCGTCCATTCTAAAAACACTCTATTAACAACTCCGACGGGACTTCAAGTTGTTCATTAAATAAATTTTTTAAAATATTTTTTACTTATTATATTATATACTCTTCATTATAAATAATGGTATATAGTGCTCCCGATGCTCCCCAAGATTCGCCCCAAGATGTCCAAGAAACTCTCAAGTCAGCCCAACCTCCAGTTTCAGAGGGTGCGATTCCAGATCTTTTAAAGATAGGATCTATTCCTTCCAATACAGCAATTGAAGTTGAGACTTCGGTTTTAGAGCCAGTTGTATTCTCCCAGAGTTTCGCTCGGTTTGTCTTTCAGCCAAAAGGTATTCTAAATTCTAATTCTAAAATTGCTATATCGTGTGATAATCCCTCTAAACTTTCTTACTTCCCTATTAATATTGGTATCTATTCCTTGATCCAACGTGCTACTCTTAAGGCTGGGACGAAGACTATTTGCGAAGTTGATGATTTCTCGCAGTTTATGGATTATCAGTCTATGTTCTTATCAAGTGAAGCGAACAGAGAAAGAGAAATGTTCACGACTTCAAGATCGGTTGCTTCAGGTCATAGATACAGAGATCCAGAAACGGCTTCTCAAACTAGCGAGACGAATACTTCTGCGTCTATGACCCAGTATGATATTGGCGTTGAGAATGATGACTACTTCAATTGGGCGGTGAATGGTGTGACTGGGACTCCAGGTGCGACTGTGAATCTCCCTCATCATATGAACCTTGAAAACACCCCAGTTTTCCAAATGGCGTTAGACGATCTCTTCCCTTTCCTTAAGACGAACCAGTTGCCTCTTTATATGATGAAAGAACAGGTCAGTTTAGAACTTCAATTCACTCCATTTAATACTAATAATAGTCGCCGTGCTTGTATTCCTTACTCTTCAGATGATAATAATATTGGCGTTGATCCTGATATCACCCAGACCGAATTGAAACTGATAGCTGATTATCTCTATTATCCCCAAGAAATGATGACGGCATATGAGTCTAGCAATCAGAAGATGTCATTTACTTATGTGGATTATCGTTCTATGAAGCGAACCATTGCGAGAACTGGTGCGACTGGCTCCAACTCCGCAGATGATTTCATCCAGAATTTAGGTGGTGCTGGGCGAATTGTGAATAAGGCGATATTTAAGATCGCCGATTATAGCCAGACTTCTAAAACACTATTGAATGTTTATAATGCCGTTCTCCCAGCACAGACTTACGCTGTTGGAGATCCTGCTTCAGAACAGGGGACAGTGACGACCAATCTAAAATATAATGACACTTTCGTCTATCCAATAGACGTTGATAATTATGCTCGTCATTTCCACAATATCGTTCAGGCTGAAGGCAAGGTCCCCTTCCGTGATCGTCAGATGTATTCTGGTCTCTGTAATACTCTATCAGAACAACAGCAACTCTTTAATGATTTTGATATTCAGCAGAGCGGTTGGAATTGGGAGAACAAGATGGATTCTAAATCTTTCTGGCAGGCGATTCGCCTAAATAAGAATGAAAGGGTCAATAGCCGAGGCATTGAACTCTATAATAAGGTCGCAACACTCTCTGCGGGGACGCAATATCAGCTTCAGGCGTGGATTGAATTGGTTAGACTTGCCACATTTGAGGATGGTTATTTAACTTCTTTCTTTGCCTAATTAGTCATTAGTGCCTATTCCGCACTTTTTTCCCTTTTATTTTCAATAAGTTATTATATGTGAATATCATATAATAATGTCAGAAGGATATAGTGATATTAAGATCCTTGAAGCAAATAGGAGGCAATCATTCTATCAAGATGATTCACCTGCTTCTTGGTCTAACAAACTTTCTAACGGAGTTAAACTAAATATTGGTGACGAAATCCAACTTCATTCTGCGTATGTCAGCGAATTAGGGGCTCAAGATGCCACAATAGAAATCCTAGGTCAAAATTTCAACTCATCAGGGACTTTTAATTATGAAGCAATTGAAGATGCTGGGACGAAGAATGATTATCCTGATACAGGACTAAAAGTGGATGGAGGTTTGGTTTATTATTATGATTACAATTATCAAGAAGTAGTCTCTAAAACACTAGAATATGAATTGAATGATAATGAATTGAATTTACTAGTCAGTCCTTATAAGAACGCAAATGGTGAATTTCACGCTATGCTCCCTAGAAATTGGATCGGTCCCAGCGATGGGAAACCAGAAGATGAATGGGCTCATACTTGGGATGTCTTTGATTTCTACAATGCTCCAGGAGCTCCGGGAGGTGGAGGAGGGATTAATTTTGGAGCGAGAGCGAAAGAATCTTATAACATCAACGATACAAGACCAGTTCAAGAGGCTTATGCGTCCGCAAATCCTGACGCAAGATATAAGGTGATGAATAGGATAGATAATTCAAGATATACTATCTTTGGATCTTCAACGATAAGAAATGTAAAAGGTTATAATGAATCAGGGATGAGTCTGCCTCCTGTTGTTGATGGGATCAGGGACATCCCCACTCATAAGTATTACACCCAGATTAAATATCCTGTGAAGTGTTCGGTGAATAAGGGTTTCAACTCTCCAGCCAATATCGCCTCTCAATTAACAGAACAACTCAATCAAAGAAATAACTATGATATTAAGAATCTCCCAGTTGATTTTGGAGTGCCAGATGTCCCTAATTCAGTCGCAGGAGGAACGAATACGAACCTCTATGCGACGACTGAAACTCAAACCTATAAAACCTATTTCTGTGCTAATCCTGATCATATGAATAAAGATGTCTTTGAAGATGAGTGGGGTAAAAATGGGCTTGGGGATAAGTCTATTCAATATTATAATGCCTTTCAGTATATCGGTGTGAAACGTCCAGACTTATTCAGACTTGGAAGAGTTCTCAACGCAAGTCAAGGATTTCTGGCTTATCCAGAGGGGACAGGTGGTGGAACAACAAGGGCGGATTCTAGAGATGCCGAAATCATAACAGATCTCCTATGGAATGAGTTCAACCTCAATAATTTAAGAAATCTATTTAATGCTGAAACGAATTATCCAGAGCTCTTTGATTATCTCTATTGGTCGAATGAGGGTCCTGAGGATTCAGAGCAGAATGCTTCTATGAATTATCAAACTCTCCAGAACTCAAGATTTCTTCATATGAATATGTATAACAACGCATCTTCAACTAACGGAGGTCCCGCACAAGTCCCTACTGATTTTTTTGGATATGATCTCAATTTAGCTTCTGTTGGAGCAACAGGCAACACAACGGCAACTCTGGGTGAGAAAAATCCCACGAACACTATGCCTTTCTTTATTGGATATGATCCAAATTCTATTTATGTGAATGAATTAAATGAAACACCTGATCCTGATGGTTCTGCGGATCATCCTGGAGGTGCTGGTCATAATAAGAATGTTCTGGGTTATGGATTCGCTTTAAAGAGGCGAAGAGCTGGTCGTTGGTATATTGCTTTTGAAGTATCAAGATGTCTCCCAGAAGGTTCATTAATCCCTAGGAGATTTTTTAGTGGGGGTTTCGATATGGACCCTTGGACTGATGATACAATTTATCTTGGGAGAGGATCACCGAGGAGAATGGGTTGGGATTATCATTTCACCGCTTACGGATGTCCTTGTATGTTACTGACGAATGGATTATCAGGCAAATTTGGAGTTTCTTATGGCAAGGATTCAACCCAAGAGTTAATCACCTATCATCAAAAAAATCCACCCAATCTCCAACCTCCACCGAAGCACGAAATCGCACCTTGGCTCTATCACCTTTATTTAGGAGCAGAAAGTCCGTTAGTGAATTTTGACACCGCCCAATCACGCTTCACTATTTCAAGTCTCCACACCGCAGAAAAAATAGGAAATCTATGGAATGCTGGGAAAATCATTAAAGAAGAGTCAGCTAATAATGCCGAGCAGATTATAGATGAAAACCCTTCTGCTTCTCAAACTTGTTATAAGATCAATAAACAATTGAATAGAACTAACTATACTCCTGATTGTGGAAATTATAAAACAGATCACGAAATAGAAGATCTCACAGGGACTCCAGCCAGTTTTAAGACTACGATTAATGCTTTATCAGAGAGTATAGATGCTGATACTATCTTTGATAGTATGAGTGGGATATTCATTGAAGATTGGGGGATGCCAGAGGCTAAATGGTCTGAATCACTATTAGGATTGATGGGATTTTCATATTCTCAATTTCATCCAACGAATCCAGTGAATAGTCAGACCAGAGTTAATAATGATAGAACCCTGAATTTTATTAAACCTCAAACAACTAATCAAATAGTCGTCATGGAGGACTCTGGTGAATGGACTAGAAACGTCCTTGATAAACCACTCTTCAATCCAGTCCCTGCTTGTGTGTTGAAACCTCTTTCAACGAATGCTGGTCAGAATGACGCTTGGGTTTGGAATGTTCGCCCAGAAATAGTCGTAGCAGGTGATTCGGTAGCAATCACGGCTGAAAATCTCCCTACGAAATCATTAAGACCTTATTTCACAATAAGATCTGATATTATGCAACAGAAGAACTATGTGGGATCAAGTGATTCTGGAATGCCTCTCCCAGTTGTTGGGATCGTGGATAAGATGAACGGACAAGGTGATTTCTTCTTTCAGCAGTCCGAAGAAATGATTTTCACTAATACAGAAGATAGAGTGATCACTGATATTAAGACTTCAGTTCATAATCCAGATGGCTCATTAGCAAATTTAGATGGGAATAGTTGTGTTCTTTATCGCATTAATAAGATGATTCAAGCTGATCTCACACCAGTTCAAACTCTTCTCCAATCCAAAAAAAAGAAGGATCAGAAACTAGCAGAAGAAATTTTAGAATGATGAATTTAAAAATAAAAAATGAGTTAAATTTAAATGGAGAACGTTGAGGGATTCATTAAGGTTTTAAAGTTTCTTGAAAAGAAGAAGCGAAAAGATCTCGCTTTAATTATGGAGGCGTTAATAACAGATATTGCTGGGAAAGAAGAATCAGATTGGTCAGACGATTCTGAAGAATGGGAAGGTGAGGCTGAATTTGAGCCGAAAGTTAAGAAGGATAAGAATGGTTTTTTAAGTTTAGAATGACCGCCACACATAGATATAGTCTTGTGATTTCGTTTTGAA